GGATAAGGCGAGTTATGTTAGGTGGGTAGAGGAAGGATTTTTAAAAGTTACGCCGGGAAATAGGATTGATCAGAATTTTATTCATAATTATTGTATGGAATTGACGAAGTTATATAATGTTAAAGAATTTGCCGTTGACCGTTGGAACGCGACGGCGTTCGTGACCAATTTGCAAGACGCAGATCAAGAGGTTGTGGAATTTGGTCAAGGCTTTGTAAGTATGGCCGGGCCGGTGAAAGAGATTAAGAGTACGATATTGAGTGGTAAGTTTCGGCATGGAAACAATCCAGTTCTTAGGATGTGTTTTACCAACGTTGTTACGGAAAAAGATAGTACTGAGAATGAAAAGTTTACAAAGGCCAAAGCGCGTGGACGAATTGATGGTTGTGTTGGTGCTGCTATGGGGATTGGTCGTATTTTAAGTGCCGAACAAGAAGCACTTAATGTTTATCGCGGAATCTTTAGTAGCGACGAGGAATACGAAGCGGGCTTTGGCCGCAAACGTAAAGAATTAGTAGTGGCGGGACAAAATAAAGATAGTGATGAAATTGATTATGAGATACTTAAAGATATGAAGCATCCTTTATTTGCAGAGCATAAGATGCGATTTGAAAAGTGGCAGGATCGTAACGCCGATCGCGATGATTTCTAAATTATTTAATAAAATATTAAGCACATTTATGACAAAAACGGAATTTGAGTTAATCGTAGAGAGATTAAAAACGATTGAAGATAGAATAGATAAACATGTTAATATTTGCTTTAATCGGCTTTTAATTTTATTAACTGCAATTGCAATCGCGACAACTATAATTGTAGGAAAATTTAAATAAAAATGTCTTTTATCTCCAAAGCTCAAAGCGTCATCGACGCAGTTTATGCGTTGAGAAAGACAAACGAACCACGTTATCCTAACGAACGCTATATTCCTTTCACCGGCCATACGCAAGCGGGAGTTTATGTAACACCAGATCGCGCGTTGATGAACGATACGATTTGGGCAGCGCATCGGTATCTAACGCAAACGGTCGCGCAACTTCCGGCGAAGATTGTTAGAAAAACGCCGAACGGTAACGAAACCGTTGATATACATCCTGTTGATAACGTACTTAATTGGCGTACTAATCCAGAAATGTCGCCGTTTCAGTTTAAAGAAACAATGGTTGGTTGGGCGATCTTGTATGGAAACGGTATTGCGGAGATCGAGCGAGATGCAGTAGGTCGTGTGGTTAATCTTTGGCCAATTCATCCCAGGCGTATTTATTTCTTACGCGATTTGGAAACGGGCGAACTTATTTATCGCGTTAATAATAGTTTTGGTGCCGGTCCTGATGCTAATGGCGAAGGGCAGAATTATGTAGAACTTCGGCCCGATGATGTTTTTCATCTTCGTGGCTTTGGTAATTCGGCGGTGGGGCTTAGTGTTGTTGAATATGCCGCGCAAAGTATTGGTTGGGCGCGAGCGGCGGAACTATTTAGTGCAAGTTTTTTTGGCGAAGGTATGCATTTCGGCGGAACTATTATTAGTGATACGAAACTGGATAAAGATAGTACGGCTAGGATTAGAGAAGAATTAGAACAAACCTTCCGCGGTCCAAATCGCGCGGGAAAATGGTTTATTGGCGATAATGGCCTTAAGGTTACAAACACCACTTCGACGGCTCGTGATGCGCAATTTACAGAAACGTTGCAGTTTCAAGTAGAGTCGATTTGCAGATGGATGGGAGTGCCACCGCATAAGGTGCATCATCTGCTTCGCATGACGTATAATAATGTTGAACAAATGTCGATCGACGTTGTGGGGGATTCTATTATTCCTTGGGCCATGCGCTTTGAACAAGAAGCGACGTATAAATTATTTGGAAATAATCGCAGTAATTTATGCGTTATTTTGGAAGTTAAGGGTCTACTTCGCGGAAGCCAGAAAGATCGTCAAGAGGCGTTGGCAATTCAGTTTGAACATGGGATTATAAACGGCAATGATTGGGCCGATCTTGAAGATCAAAAAAAGCCCAAGGATGGAGATAAGTATTATATCGCCGGGAATAATTTAGTTCCTGTTGAGCAGGTGCTTAATCCACCTAAGCCCGTCGTACCAGTGCCGCCCCAACAAAATGATCCACAAATTCCCGCTAATGATACAGCGGCTTGGTCGGCGTTGTTTGAAACTGAAACAATTCTTAATCCTGAGAATATAAATGCCTAAGGAAAATAAAATATTTGCGCTAAGCAACGAGGGAGAAGGTAATCTAACTCCGTTCGCGATTGCATGTCGGCAAATTCTAAATTTGGCCCGAAAATATACTGATCATGAAGTGCGTTTGAATAACTTAGAAACGCAACCAAAGACACGTGATGGGCGAGATGGATTAAATGGATTACAAGGAGAAAGAGGCCAAAGGGGTGAGAAAGGTGATAAGGGAGAAAAAGGTGATATTGGCACTCAAGGCTTGCAAGGTGAAAAAGGAGATAAAGGAGATAGAGGCGAAATTGGACCTCAGGGATTACAAGGTGTTGTTGGTGAACAAGGAATACCTGGTGAGCGTGGACTTCCCGGTTTAAATGGAGAAAGAGGGGAAGAAGGTAAGGTTGGTTTAAAAGGCGATAAAGGTGATAAAGGAGAAAAAGGGGACAAGGGCGATATAGGTATTCAAGGACAAAAAGGAGAAGATGGTGTTAAAGGTGAGACTGGAGAATCAGGTAAAGATGGCCTTGAAGGGAAGCAAGGCGAAAGAGGTAATTCTGGCGAACAAGGAGTTAAAGGAGAAAGAGGAGAACAAGGCGAAAAAGGTGAGCAAGGTATAAGTGGTAAAGATGGAAGAGATGGAATAAATGGTATAAATGGAACTAATGGTTTAGATGGAATAAATGGAAAAGATGGAATTGATGGTCGAGATGGCCGTGACGGTCGGGATGGTAGAGGTATAACTTCCTGGAATGTTGATGAAAATGGAATTTTGAATTTAATCTTATCTGATAATGAAAAGATTGTTTTAGATATTAAAGGTCCAAAAGGTGATAAAGGCGAACAAGGGGAAATTGGAAATCAAGGTGAAATTGGACCTCGTGGCCCGCAAGGTATTCCTGGTGAAACAGGACCAAGGGGAGAAAAAGGAATAGCAGGCGCGCAAGGCGTGAAGGGAGAAAGAGGCGAAATTGGACCGCAAGGTAAAGTTGGCCCTATTGGTTTAAAAGGCAAAGATGGTAAAGATGGTGAAAAGGGCGAAAGTGGTTTGCGCGGGCCTAAAGGCGAAAAGGGTGATCCTGGTATAAAGGGTCGCGATTCGGAAATTGAATTTGGAGAAATTTATTCCTCTGTAATTAGTATGGAAGATATATCGAAATTAAGGGTTCAAGAAATAGTTATAAATAATGAAGTTTGTCGAATTCTAGTTTTAGGTAATTAGATATATGTTTTCCTTTTACCTCCCGTGCCTTCCGAGTCGGTTTAGCTAGTTGTAGTTCTGGAAATAAATAGAGGTAAGATTATGACTGTTAGTCTTTACTCCGCCGGCGCGAGCCATGCGACTAGTTTAGTTGCTAGTGGTGATTATGACAACACTGCACCTTGGTCTTTTAGCGCCGAGGATGGAGATAAGCTACTTGGGCCAAATGGTGATAATTGGACTGAATATGCCAAGTGGCATATGGGAACAGACTCTGAGGCGAATGATAAAACTAAGGAAAAATATAAATATCCTTATGGTAAAGATGGAAAGGTTTATGGAAGTGCCTTAAGGGCGATTAGGTCACGCGCGGCACAGAACGATGCAACGGCGATTTTTGACAAAGCCGGTGAACTTTTAGATAGTATTAAGAAGAAAGAAGGCGATTCATCGTCTGCGCAAAGTGGAAATAACGTTAGAGCGCAAAATTATCCTGATTATGATCCAGACGGTGATGGGGATAATGATGCAGAAGAGGCGGCGAGTTATATTAGTTCAGCCTGTCTCTTACTCAGCAGCGCGATGAGTTGTTTAACTGGTGATATGGATAGTGAGGATAGTTCTAATTCTAATATGCCGAATATGCCTGGTATGCAAAGGCGCGTTCCGGCACAAGCGAAGTCGAGTGTAGTTAATTTTAAAGCCACGAATATTAAATCTATTCTGCGCGTTAACGCTAGTTCTAAATCCGATGTTGCGCAGATGGACCTTTTCGGAGTCGTTGGCGGTGATTTTTGGGGCGATGGTGGAATCACCAAAGAGCAATTTGCTCAAATGTTGAATAAAATTCCTAGTTCAGCAAAGCGCGTTGATATGAGAATGTCGTCGCCCGGTGGTGATGTTTTCGATGGTCGCGCGATTGCGAATATGATGAAAGATCATCCCTGTGCTTTCGATGTGAATATTATCGCCGAGGCTAGTTCTATTGCAAGTATTATCGCTATTGCTGGTGGTGATACTGTACATATGGGAGACGGGGCGGTGATGTTGGTGCATAGGTGTTTTGCATTTACAGTTGGAAATAGTCAAGAATTAACGAAATTAGCACAGGACTTAGATACAATTGACAAGACGATGGTGCAAACCTATGCCCGTAAGACGGGAATGAAGCCCGAGGCGATACTTTCGCTTATGGACGAGAACCGTTATATGAGTGCGGAAGAGGCGAAAAAGTTAGGTTTTGCCGATACGATTACGAATTATGGAAATACAAACGCTTCGTCGCTTTTGCAAATCGCGGCGATGAATGTTGATAGATCGAAATTTCATCTTCCGCCACTTCCTGATGCGAAAAAGGATAAGCCAAATATGGAAGCGGCCAAAGCGGCGATAGCGCGAATTGCTGCTAAAGTAAAGTAATTTTTGGTTTCGTCGCCGACACGACGATTGAGTGCCTAAGTTGTTTCGCGTGGGCGGCGAAAAAAGTGCGTGGTGCGTTTTTAACTTTTCACTTAGATAAGGAAATTGATTATGCCTAATCCTACCCAGGTCAATATCCTGGCTGACGACGATGTTGGCCGGGCAGGTGTGTCGTTGCTTGGTTTGAGTGTTTATAACTTCAAACCAGGCATTTTTGCTGATGCAAGGGGAAATATCGAAGCCCTGCGCGTTAGGCAACAGGAACTTCAGGCTGGAAGTGAGGCACTTATTTCCGCAGCGCAAGAAGCGGATCGTGACCTTACCGATGATGAGGTTGAACAAATCAACGCCAATGCCGATGAGGCAGATTCTATTGGCAAACGTATTTCTGCACAGGAACGTGTCTTGGCTTTAGGCCAAGGTACTGGCAGGCGCACTACGCCAGACGAAAGTGGTGGAACTGCCACTACTGGAAACCGCCGAGTTCCCGCTACGGCAAGGCTTGATCCGCGGACTTTTGGTTTTAGGCATTTGGGTGAATTTGCCTCTGCCGTTCGTGCGCATGGTAATCGCGATGAAGGAGCTACTAACCGGCTTTTGGCGATGGGCGAAGGTGTTGGTGAAGATGGCGGCTTTCTTGTTCCACCGGAATTCCGTGATGGAATTATGAAAGTGGTGGAAGGGGAAGATTCACTTCTTTCTCGTTGCGATGGCAGCACTACGGCGCGAAATGCTGTCACGCAGAATCTGGACGAAACAACTCCTTGGTCAACGGCGGGAATTGTTGCCTATTGGGAAGGTGAAGGCCAGGCCGCTGCGGCCAGTGGCGCTAAGGTTGGTCAGACTACGTTGCGTTTGAATAAGCTCTTCGCTCGTGTTGATGTGACCGACGAATTGCTGGAAGACGCACCGCAGTTGGATAACTATCTGCGCGTTAAGGCCCCGGAAGTTATGACAAGTGTCATTAACTTGTCAATTATTTCCGGCAATGGCGTTGGCAAGCCGCTTGGCTTTATGAAGTCTTCGGCGCTGGTTACAGTGGCGAAGGAAACTTCTCAGCCTAGCGATACGTTGCATCATCGGAATGTTGTGAAGATGATGAGCCGTATGTACGCGCCGTGTTGGCCGCGGAGCCTTTGGTTGATGAATCAAGATGTTCTTCCGCAGCTTAATCTTATGGCGTTCCAGGATGTTGGACAGCGAACTGCTAGTGATACTAGCGCCAGTCCGTTCCCGGCATATATGCCGCCAACCACGTTGCTTGCCGGTGCGCCTTTCGGCACTTTGCTTGGTCGTCCCATTCTTCCTCTTCAAGGAATGGAAACTCTGGGCGACTTGGGTGATATCGCGCTTGTTGATCTCACTAAGTATCGCGCGATTACGAAAAGTGGTGGCGCTAGGGTGGACACCAGTATTCATCTGAAGTTCGATACAGATGAGACTGTATTTAGGTTCATCTTTAGGTTAGCTGGCGCTCCTTGGTGGTCGAAGCCGATTACGCCGCGAAGCGGGAGTAGCAATACTCTTTCGGCGTTTGTGACTTTGGCATCGCGCTAAAGTTTTTGGTTAGAGTAGGGAGGGAGAAAATCTCTCCCTACTTTAAGCCGAATTTCTCTTCTCTTGATTAAGGAATTAGATTATGACTGACACGGTTAATGCAAGGCTCCTTGAGCGGTTGCAGATTGTTTCTGGTTTCCCGCCGGCTAGTTTAACCACGGCGCGAACTGGTGATGTTGTTTGCATGAAAGGTTATCGTCGTTGTCTGGTTGTTTTCCACGGTGCGATCGGTACTGCGGGTGACGATCCGACGATTACGATTACGCAAGCAACAGATGTTGCGTATTCAAATCCGAAGGCGCTGAATTTTACGGAAATCTACGTCAAGATGGATGCGACGCATCTGACTGATGTTGGTCAGTGGACGAAAGTGACTCAAGCGGCGAGCAATACGTATACGGATGCGACTTCCGCGGAGCAGGAGAAGGTTTGGGCGATCGAGTTTAAGGCCGAAGATTTGGATATAAAGAATGACTTTGATTGCATCCGGGCCGCGATTGGCGATGTTGGAACCAACGCCCAGATCGGCGCGCTTTTTTATATCCTTGGTGATCCGGTAAACAGTGTTGCGCCGGCGGATATGTTAAGCGCAATTGTTGATTAACGTTATCTAGGAAAAATCCTGTTGGGATTTATCAATATCCCCTCCTCGTTGATCTATCTCAGAGTGGGCGGACTCACTATCGGTCCCGAATAGTGCAGGTAAATCGGGCCAATTTTTAGTTAGGAGAAAAGATCATGCCTCAGATTCGTTTTACAGCCGATCCAATTATTCCCGATGATATGGTTAAAGTTTGGGATAAATATATTAAGGGTACGGTACATAATGTAAGTGCGCATGAAGCTGAAAGATGGCTTCGTCGCGGTGTGGCGGAAGTTGTTTCTGCAAGGATTAGTGAAGTAACTAATGTAGAAGTGGGACCGGAACCAAAATCGGAGCCGGAACCAAAACCTGTGATTAGTGAAGAAGATACTCCAGTAGTTTCAGAAGAAACTGTGACTGAAGAAAATAAAGTTGAAGATTTAGGTACGACTATTTCCAGTGGAAATGTAATTCCTAGAATCCCCCGACGATAATGCCACACGACGATGGGGTTGGGATAAGGTATGTTTCCGAAAGGCACATTGTTGTTGGTGATAATCCCATGCCCGCTTTATTTTGGGAACCAATACCCATTTTTAAAGACAAAACGGTAGTGCTTTTAGGTGGCGGCCCCAGCCATGTGGAAATTAATCCTGGGCTTTTATCTAATTGTGGTATTGTTGCTATTAATTCATCATGTCGTAAGGTTATGGATGTTGCGAAAAAGGAAGATATTTTGTACTTTTCAGACAATTCATGGTCGGAAAGATATATGGGACTTATAGAGGCGTGGAAAGGTTTGGTAATTACATCGAATAGAAATACTAAGATACGCCTTCAAGGTTTGGTTAATCGTCTTGATTTGCAAAATTTAACGGAATTTATGCAAGTTAAATCCGATTATGTACAAGGAAGTTCGGGCCATACCGGGGCGTGTTTGGCCATTTTGCTAGGCGCGAAACGATTGGTGTTGGTTGGTTTTGAATGTAAATCTATAAATGGTAAAACGCATGGGCATGGAGATTATCAACAGGAAAATATTCATGCTTTTGAGGAAAGATATATTCCGGCTTGGTTTCAAATGGCAAAACGATTTAGAGAATTAGGTTGTGAAGTTATTAACGCTAGTAAGGATTCGGCGATAGATTGCTTTGAATTTATGAATTTTGAAGAGGCAATTTGCGATGTTTGAAGAATTTGGAAAACATAGAGATAAAAATTGGAGAATTTTTAAGAACGGAACATATGTGCATAAAACGGCTATTGTGGAGAGTTGGGTTAGATTTGATGATAATTGTGTTGTGCATCCATATGCTGTTGTAGGGAGGGTTCCTAGTTTTAATTCAGCGTTGGCGCGCGAACCAAGAATGGTTAAGGCTATAAGAATTGGTAAAAATACAGTTATTGGCTGTCATGCAATTGTGTATAGTGACGTAGTTTTGGATGATGATTGTTTCGTTGGCGATCATGCACTTATTAGGGAAGGAAGTAGGATTGGTAAAGAGTGCATGATTGGTTGTCATGTAAGTATATCGTATGATTGTAAAATTGGGGATCGGTCTAAATTTCAGAACGGAACGGTTTTTCATGGTGAGTGTGGAGAAGATTGCTTCTTTGGTGTCGGCGTTGTTTGTTCTAGTGATAAGAGAATTGATTTAAATAACTATCAGCATTTAGGATCGCACCCGCCGAAGATTGGGAATCGGGTTTTGGTGGGAAGTGGGGCGAATCTGTTGCCGGAGATAGAGATTGGTGATGACGCTGTGATTGGCGCTGGAAGTGTTGTTGTTAAAAGTGTTGAAGCTCAGACGCTTATCTTAGGCCCGATTGGAAAAGTTGTTATTCCGCACATTCAAGTTTAGGTTATGATATGATCGTTGCGAGCTTTTTTGCGCCAAGGTTTGAGAAATATGAAAATTGTAATTATGATGAACTTGCTATGCTTTTGGATAAATCTTGTAAGAAGTTAGGTTTAGATCATTATGTTATTAGTGATAATTTTAGGCCCAAGCCACTTAAAACGTTTGTAACTAAACTTCCAGAAAATCTTATGCAAGCGATACTTTATGGTCAAATGCGTTTTATGGAATGGTGTAAGGAGCCGATTTTATTCACTGGTTGTGATTGTTTGATTACTCGCGCGCAGGGATTGAATTCTGATTCAATTCAAGATATTGCGATTACTACGAGTAAAGAATTTAGTGATTGTGAAATGAATACAGGGGCGGTTTGGGTACGAAGTGGAGAAGTGGCTGTTCCAGTTTGGAAAGCGGCGTTGGAAACCGAACCTAAAGAGTGGGGTGACGATCAGATTTCTCTTTATGAAGCGATTTTGGAATCAAACTTAAATGTACTTAAACTACGTTGCGAAGATCATAATTGGGCACCGAAAAATATAAATGACAATGCAAATATGCCGACGGTTGTTCATTTTAGAGGAAAGAGAAAGAAGTTTATGAAAGAATGGGGAGAAAAATATCTGAATTTGGAATAAAGTTATAAAGTTATGAAAACTCCTGATAGGGATAATCAAGACGATATTCCTATCGGAAGTCAAGAGGATCGTGGAACGGCGATTGATTTACAATTTAATATAACGGTTATATTTTTATTTGACGAAATGGCTTGTCATATAGATGAAGTTTTGGAAGGTGTGGAGAGATTAAA